TCCTAATGGCAAATGGGTGTCCTGCACCTGATTGATTATTAAATCTATAAGTAAATCCTCTATACAAATATAGTGTTGGATTTCCACCGCTAGTGCCAGCCCCTGAGAATGTATAACCATTCTGTGTATTACCACTAATATTCCATCCTATTGTAGGAGATACAACTCTTTCAAAATCACCATTATCAGCAAAGATAACATTTCCATTTTCGTTTTTATTTTGTCCACTCTTCATAAACAAGTCAGCTGTTATTGATAACGTGGTAGAAGATAAAGCGGTTGTAACACCATTTCCACCAGATATAGTAACAGTGCTATCACTAGCATTTGCAGTATATGACCCGCTATCACCCGCTATAGTTTGTAATACATTTTGGACTACATTAGGTGAAGAGTTTGTAATTGTAAAATTATCTCCTGCAACATCCGTTGTTATACCAGTGCCACCTATAAAATTAATTGTGGTAGATGTGCTGTTTGCAGTTTTACTATTATTATCTGAGCCGATAGTAGTAAACACATTTTGGTCAGGAGCACCTAGTGTTCCTGTCATGTTGATAGTGACTGTGTCACCAACTATAGCAGTAGATATATTTGTGCCACCCGCAATAGTCAAAGTATCGGTTGCAGCAGATGCTGTGGTATTACCACTATCTGCGTTTATAGTTTCAAATAAGTTTTGTGTTGTGCCACCGCCACCACCTGTTGCAGCATTATCATTAGCAGGATACCAATAGTTATTACTGGAATCCCATTTTAATACTTGTCCATCAGATGCACCACCTCCGACAGTTAGGTCAACATCAACTAATGACCCAATACTTGTGTTTGCATCAATTAATTGTATCCACGCTCCTGCATGTGCAAAATAACCATGCCCTTGTGTATGTGCATGAGCAAACATACCATGATGGTCTCCTGCAGCTGGTAAACTTGCAACATCATCAAAGTGATTACTATACTTTAGTTTACCGTCATCACCATCGATATATGTTAATGCACTACCAGTACCGCCCGCCCAAAATTTTATATCTCCACTACCATTAGGTTTAATAATTACATCACCATTAGAAGTTGAGCTGATATTAAATCCACCAACATCAAGGTCTGCTGTTAAAGAATCAAACGACCCCTCAGCAAATTGCGACCCATTCCATTTTAAGAATTGACCAGTTGTAGGTGCACCTATGTTTATCTGTAAATTGGTATTGTTACCAAGATTTGTATATATCTCATCAATTACAGAATTTAATTTGATAGCTCCATCTCGCAGGCTGTCACCTGTGCCATCATTCGCAGAAGAGCCTATGTTAAGATTTTGCTTTGCCATGTTAGTAGTTTTCTACAAGTTTATTTATGTGCCATCGAAGGACTGGTTAGTAGAATCAAATCTACTTGCTGTACTATCGAATCTATTAGCGGTATCACCACCTCCACCAGAACCAGATACCGTTAGGTTTGCCTGATTTGAATCTAATGGAGAGTTTTGAGCATCATTTGCAGGCACAGGTCCGATGATACGACAACGATACTTATACCCTGTCATATATGCTAGACCAGTAACTTCATATGTTGCTGACGTTGCACCTGTGATTGCAGCAAACGCAAATCCACCATCAGTAGACCTATACCACTGGTAACTTATCGGACCATCAGTTGGTATGATTTGTGCAGTGACTGTAAATGTTGCAGTCTCACCAACGTTAACTGTGACATTCTGTGGTTGCAATGTAAACTGCAATGTTGCAGCAGCAGGAGGTTCTCCTCCACCACCAGGATCGCCACCACCACCAGGATCAGGTTGCACAGTGGTTAGTGTAAATGTGGTGTCTATTGTTTCTCTTGTTGTCAACCCAACCATATAAGGAAACTTAGCATCATTCTGGTCATCAACTGACAAGAAATATGCATAAGTGCCATCAGGATATTCTGGAGTTACACAAAATCTACCATTATGATAATCAAGTGTGCCAGTCCCTTCAACATATTCCCAATCAACAATTAAAGCACCAGCTGGAGGATTTTCAGTTGTGCTGCCATAATCAGGTCTTCCTGCTGCTTCTGTGTCTCTAATAGCATATGAGCTAGACATAGTGCTAGTCCCAGAAAGACTATCCCACGCATCTGTATATGCAAACGGACCGTAAATTGGAAACCCATCAAATGATATTCCTACCATTTTAGAGTGACCATCAGGATGTCTGATATTGTCACCATTAAATTGAGTAGACCCATAGTAATCATTGTATGATGCTATTGCAGACCCATCTCTCCAACAATCAAGAAAATGTGTATCATGATAGTGATATTGACCACTTTGCTCTGGATGTCCACCGCAAGTATCAGGACCGAAAGATACAGGTGAGTTTGGAAAATGAGCATTCCAACTAAAACCTGGGGGTGGGTTTCCACCAGCTCCTGCACTAGGATTAAACAATGCAACACCATTTGCAGCAACACCTATAGTGCCTAATGGTGTAGGAGACCTACCGTTTCTTTGGTCATAATATTCATATGTCCCTGTTACAGGTGTAGATGCTTGGTCACCTACAATTAAATCTAATCTATCATCTGCAGCTAACCAACATTCTCCTGCAATAGATGTAAATGTCGTGCCTCTGAATACAAATACTAATTTGTAATCATTAAAAACAAATAAAATTCTATCGTTTGGTTTGATACTTGCATTTACTCCTGTAAATAATGCAATATCATTAACAGATAATGTTATTGACCTAATGAATCCGTCATGAGTATACTGAGTATTATCAAAAACTCTAGAAACACCAAATGTTCCTCCACGATATAAAAAATCATGGTCAAAATCTTGCTCTGTTACTGTATTGGGATTATTTTCATTAGGAAATGTACCGAAAGAGACAGGTCTTGGTAGACCGTCAGATGCTACGGTAATAATCTTCGTTGCGTTATTAAATGATGCTGTTGCTGCCATAGGATTATTTAGATGTCATCGAAGATTTGGTCAGGTGTAAAGTTACTAATTACAGTAGCACCTGTTTGGACAGATAATATAGCAGATAGTGAGTAAACAGGAGTTGCACCCGCAGCAGTTATCGCTACACGATACTCATCACTATCATCAGCTTGTGTGGTTGGGTTGGTCAAGTATGTTGCTTGGTTAGCACCAATAATGTTGCTCCAAGTTTGTGTGCCATACTCCTTCTTCTGCCACTGATAATTCATTGTCTGACCGTTAGTTACAGTAGAGACAACTGTGAATGATGCAGTCTGACCCTGATTGACAGTTACGTTTACTGGGTCTTGAGTAATAGCAATAGTACCTGGGTCAATCGTAATACCACCAGTGTATTCACTACCCTCGCCCGCGAGGACGTCAAATCCACCGTTAACTGGTGTGCCTTCGGGTTCTACAAAATCATCTGGGACTTCTGTCTCAACTAAAACTGCAGGAGAAGAATATCCAACACCAGATGTCTTAACATCAATTCTTGTAATACCAGTCAATGCTTTGATATTTGCATCAAAACCAGAAGATGATATAACGTCGACGTTAGGACGTGAAGTGTAACCGTCACCTGGGTTTGTAAGAATTGCATTTGTTATTTGACCACGTGTGATAGTGGCAAGTGCTTGTGCATTTCTACCCTTAACTGAGCCAGTATATTCAAATGTAATCAGAGAGTTTGAAGACTCAATTAGAGCAACTTCTCTAGCAAATTCTTCACCTTCTATTAGAAGATTATCACCAGATTCGATTGGTGGGACAACAGTTGCTGCGATAACGTCAGCATCACTACCAACGTATGAGAATCCAACAAATGTGCTTCCTGCACGAGGAGTCTCAGCAAATATTATTCTACTACCAACCAATTCATATGCTGTACCTGGCTCTTGGATAATACCATTCAATGAAACAATGATGTTGTTTTCTGGGAGAATAGTGTTAGAAGAAACACCCTCAGTCAATGTCAAGGAGTAGAATAACCCACCACGTTTGAGGTTGAATGAAGACCTCAATGAATCAAACTCAAATGATATATCATCTAACTGTCTTAACTTACCAACGTAGTATCCAATAAATTCACTACCTATATCAGGTGCTTCATTAAACTGAATCTTATCAGAGAATGCAACATAACTTGCATTACCACCTGGGGGTTGTAAGATACCATTAACAAATGTAAGTAGATGTCCTGCAGGGTCTGGGAAGTATGCCTCACCGTTATTGATAGTAAGGTCAAACGTTGTTTGTGACCCATCAAATCCTCTAAAGTATCTGTCAACCCTACCTTCAAGTGTGCGAGCAGATGATACAGCACCACCCCATCCGTTGTCAGATTTGACAGTCATATTATTGAGGAATTCTCCTTGTGCATCCTCAACCCAGATGGTTGCTGTAATACCTGTCTGCTCAATAGCAACAACCTTACCATATGCACTATAGTCTGTAGCATTATATGAGACAACGTTAGTGTATATTGTTGGGAAGTTACTTCCAATCTGAATCTTACCAATGTTGTTAGTAGGATTAGCAACTTCTGCTATATCTGCAGTTTCTGCACCAATAGGTATTAGATTACCAATCCAAATTTTATGTACTTGATAATTAGGGTCATTAGAATCTGTTATACTCAAACCATTAATGTATTGAGTAACAGTTGCTTTCCAACCTGGGGACTTTTGAGTAGTACCTTGTAAGAGTGTTATTTCATCACCAACATTAAATGTATCATTAACACCAGTATCAACGATAGGAGGTCCTAAAGTCAATTCGTAAATATTTGTGCCATGAATATACTGGTTAAGTTGAATTTGTGTGCCAGATAATCCTTTAACATCCAAAATATAATCGGTAACACTACCGTAAATAACATCTCCTGCTTCCCATGAATTAGAAATAGTTTCTACATCTATTGTTATACGTCCACCATCTGTATCTGTTAAACTACCAGACTTATTAGTGTAGGTTGAGAATAATAATTCAGCAGCATTCTCTTTATTAAATACGTAATCACCAGTGTTGAAATCTCCTCTCTCAACGTTGATTAACATTCTATCACTAACGTCTGATGTAACAAGACCAGTAGCACCAGAAGTTGTGCCCTCTATTGTATCACCTACGTTTATAGTGCCTGCTACATCTATAAGTTTTACAAATCCATTTGACTCTGCATCCTTAGTTACAGTTTGAATTACCTTACCTGTGTTAGATGTAGCACCCGAGACCACAACATTTTCACCGTTAACAAAGTTAGAAGTGATATTTGATAATCCATAGTATTTCATTAACACTCTGATGTTTGCTTCGTTAGCAAATACTGTGCCAATTTCAGCAGTAGCATCTGATGTAGAACCGTAGATAACATCAGCAGGATTAAATCCACCTTGTATTGGTGTCTCTGATGGGTCGGTTGGGAATACAGGAGTAGTCCTTGTAATACCAGACCTTCTAACAACAGAGAATATTTGTGACCCTGAGTTATTAGTGTCTATAGTGACAGCTCTAAATCTACCATCATGTATGTAATGTGCACCAATTTCAAACCATTGTGAAGTTGCAGTCATAACATACCAATAAGGTTGAGTAGTCAATGCACTGACAGATGTTTCAGATGCAGGAATATAAGATAGAATATCACCACGACGGAATTGGTTTGCACGGTTGATTCTGACTCTATATTCTGCACGGTCAAATCCAACATCAACTGTAGGTGTGAGCACAACAAGAGCAGGGTCTGTGTTGTAGTCAATACCCATTTGATATGTCTTACCAAGATTCTGTGCGTCTGTGCTAGGTATCCATGTAACAGATGCCTCAGTTGGGAATTTAGATATTTCTAGAGCAAACTCGATTGGGTTTAGAGATGAGTCCATAATAAACTCAGCTGCTTCTTGATTATACTCTAATCTATTAGGAGGAATGTATACAGGATAACCTGCCCAACCAGTATCTGCTCTGTCATAAAGGACGCTCTTCATATATTCTCTAATCCTTGTGAGATAGTAGATTAGATGAGACCTAACAACATCTTGATATGCTATGAAGTTACCTTCACCATCAAACCAATCTTGTAGTAAACGGAATGAGCCAGCGTTACCCATAGTAATCATGTCATAACGCACTGCTTTCATCACATCAGTAGCAAACTGTAATGTAGCGTTTGTAGTGCCGAAGTAAGCTACTGTTTGGTCATATGCTCTTTGCTCAATAGCATTCGTGTTGAATAGAAGTTGATTAGCAACTCTTTGGTCATTTTGTGTGCCACCACCAAGTGCTGCGGATAATAGACCCATCAATGTGTCTATAGCAGATGTTACGTTATAACATGTGCCTCCTTGATAATTATTATTACTGTTATATGGGAATGTTTTTGTAACACTAGAAGTTAGGTAATTTACATTATTAAGTGCTGCTTCTGTAATAGTATTGATAGGAATTTCCATCAATGTATTCAATGCAGATACAACCTCAGGACATGTCATATTCCATGTAGAGTTGCTACCCTCACCACCATTACTTGCATCATAAGTAACAGTCAAATCACGAATTGGTAAGTCTGGAGTATACTTAACAGGCCATATGAATGGTAGAGTGTAAGTCCTATTTAAAATTTGATTTGGATTATTCAATGTATCATTGAATATTGCCATCAAGTTGGTAACTTCTGTTTCAACTTCATCACCCTCAGTTCCTGTATAATTTTCTGAAACTCTACGGTTACGATAGTATTTAAGGTCACCGTTAATAGGCCATGCCCATGTAGAAGTCTCAACAACATCCAATTCAGTATCAATCACTGGGTCATGAGGACGTGGATATACGTGCTGAGATGAGAATTGGTCAGAAGAGCAACTCATTGTTAATGATTGAGGTGCAATAGTAATCTTATTGGCAGTTGTCAATGTATGTCCCGCAACTGTAAATGTTAATTCACCAGTCTCAGGAGTGTAGTATGCGTTAGTAGGTGTTAATGTGCCACCACCAGTAACTTGGATTGCACCAGAATCTGCACTGACGAATCTATGGACATATCCACCACCAGTGATTAGAGCACCTTCTGTTGCATTTACGAATGTATGAGCATATTGTTGTCCTGCAGGAGATGCACCAATATGGACTGTAAGTGTGCCATCCTGTTTCTTGACTGCACCAGTGAGGGCAGAAACAAATGTGTGGTCATATTGCTGACCTTGTTGTGATGCTCCAACATCAACAGTAATTACGTTACCAACAACAGATTCAACAGGTAACCATTCTTTTATTGCAGGGTCGTCTGCTCTTGGATATGAATGGTTGGTATTGTTACCATCTTGAGTGCAAGTAAATGTAACACCACCTGGGGCAATCTCAACCATTGTATTTGCTTTTGCAACACCATTTGCTGCAGCACTAATAAAGGCATGTGTATATCTACTATCTTGTGCTGCTACTCCAACGTTGACGATAAATGTATCTTCAGTATGAGACTTAACAAGAATCCACTTGTCATACCATGGGTCTGTTGCACGTGGATATGAATGTTGAGTTGCATTGTTATCCATTGTGCAAGTGAATGTAAATGCATTTTCTACAAACTTAACTTTACCACCAGTTGTTACTCCATGATTATCAGCAACTACAGTTAAGTCACCAGTGTTAGGGTCGTATGTTGCTCCTGTAGGTGATATGTTAGTAGGTGCAGTAAATCCAGAGACACTAGGAAGTGTAAGACCTAAATCACCAGTTGCAGCATTGTATGTCGCAGTTGATGGAGTGTGTCCTGTGCTACCCACACCTGTGATACCGATTGAAGAATTATATGCCCAGTCTGTAACTCTTGGATATGCGTGAGTGGTAGCATTACCATCCATTGTGCATGTAAAGTTTAATGATTCACCTAAGAATCTAACTGTCTCTGTTGAATGAATAATATTGTCATTTGTATTAGAAACATAAGTATGTGGATATTGTTGTCCGACAGGTGATGCACCAACATTAATTGTAAATGTATTTGCATCTGCAGCAGACACAATCATCATCTTATTATAATATGGGTCAGTAGTTCTTGGATATGTGTGATTAGAAGCGTTACCGTCTTGTGTGCAAGTAAATGTCACATCTTTAACGATGACTCTGTCACCCTTCTTAATACCATGTCCATTGGATGTCATGACCATTAAACCAGTAGCAGGGTCATATGTTGCACCTGTTGTAGTTAATAATGAAGTATCTCTAAAGTCATGATTGCCAATAGTAAGCACCATTTCACCAGTTGCGGAATCATAAGTTGCGTTGCTAACATCATATGTTGACTTGGGCGATGCACCAACATTAACAGTAAATGTGTTAAGAGCAGTTGATTCACCATTTGCCACAGTGCCATTTGTGGCAGCAAATCCACCATCACCAGTATCTGACATCACACCTTGTGCAGCACCTAATCCAGTGAAGGTATTGATTGCCCCAGGTGTAGTTGCAGCATTAATGTAATTACCATCAATCCATAATCTTATTTGACCTTTACCAACATCTTGGTCACCACCAATTCTAATCTCCCAAGTTATTTCATGCTCCCCATCATCCATATACTGTAAAATATCTGCAACAGGGACATCAAGCATTGCAAGACCAGTATCACTTGTGTAAGTTGCACCACCAGAATATGATTGGTTGCTACTTCCTGCACGAATTCTAAAGTATGTGCCACCATCTCTAAATCCAACCCATACACCTTGTGCAGCACCACCTAATTCAAATAAACATGAATCTACTGCACTTGATGGAATAACAGTTACAACACTGAATACAGAATCTTGAGTTGGGTCTACACCACTACTACTGTTTTGTGAAACATCAATATTGTTTTTCTTCTGATGAATGCCTCTAGTTAGAAGATTATTTGAATTTCCGTCAATACCTCCATCTGGGTCAACTAACGCTGTAGTTGGGTTGAGGACTGCATTATAGAATCTTTGATATCCATAGCCAGCATTATCTGTAATAATCTGGTCTTTCATTGCTCTGATAGCAAGGTCTTTTGCTTTGTCAAATATCCAAAGAGTTTCAGTAGATTGACTATTAACGTGAATTAGAGAAGACCCACCATAACCAACATAGAATTCTGCAGCATACTGGACATAGTTGTCACCACCATACTTAAGGTTGAATACCATTGCCCTTAGTAAATCAGTAACATCGTGGACGCAATTTATAGGACCACCTGGGATTACTAGAGATGGGAATTGTATTCTACCTAATGCTACAGCATTTTCAGCGATATAACGAATATTTGCATCTATAGCATCACCACATTTTTGATAAATTGTCTCTCTAGGATTTTGCTCATAACTTTGGACTTGTGTAAATTGAGGGTCATTACCATCAACATAATCTCTACCAAAACCATTTCTAAATGTCAATATAGCAATATCTCTAGCAACCTTAAATGTTGTAATAGATGCTTCCCATTCTGATTCGATGTGTTTTAGAGAATTATTTTCTGTCTCAACATATAATGCAGATGCATCATATATTTTTTCATTACAATCAAATAGAAGGTCATGTGATACAGCATCAAGTATATCAACAACATCATCTACACAATTTACAGGACCGCCTGGGATTGATAAAGATGCATACTTAGACATATCATTCATAATCTCAACAGCTTCCTGTGCGATTATTCTCTTATTATGTTGAATCGCATTGACAGCATCTACAAATCTATCGTTAGCACCACGATTTATTTGTGGATATCCTTCTGGGTCGATAGTTACAGTGTCGTCTCTATATGCACCACGTGCTGTGTATAACGGTGCATAGTAATCATCTTGGTATTGTGCGGGTATTCCTATAGATGCTGCAGTCTCACCTGGGCTGAGTAGTAATTGATTTACTGCTTTCTCTGCCAAATCCTCAGCATAAGCAAATGCATCAAGCATCGGATTCAATTCATTCTCTACATGTAAAATGTTTTGTTGACTGTCTAGATATTGGTCAATAACATTCTCAGTCTGATATGTGCCTCCTGTTGCTAAGTCACTAATCACAGCAGGAAGAATAAAGTCCTTAAGGTCTCTTAAGCAATATGGCTCACCATACCCAGGCATGACCAAGAAATCATATTCAGTGCCATCAATAGTCTGTGTATATTTGTCTTGAATATATCCTACTGTCTCTTCTGCAATATAATCTCTATTCTTCCAAATAGCAACACCACCGTCTCTAAATCTATCTCCAGTAGGTGCAAGGACTTCTAAGATATCATCCATCAATGTCCTAACCTCATTCTGGACTGCACTAGATGCAGGAGATGAGAAGTTATTTGGTATTCTTAATTTTTTCGTGTAAGTACCTGTAAGGTCATTACTTGTAGTTGTGATAACCACATTACATAAAGTTGCAGCGTAATCCCATGTATACAGAGTCTGTAAAATTTCATTACCAACATGCTTTAATTTACCACTAACATCTAGATAAGTCCTAGCAGTATAAAGTGTATTATAATTACCACCATCTGCAAGGTCTTTAACTAAAGCACTTAAGATATAATCTTTAGTATCACGAATACATTTGTTTGTGCCAGTGCCACCGCTATATCCTGCACCACCACTATCACCTGGGATTACAAAATCAGGGAATGCTGCTTGCATATATCCAACTGCTTCCTCAGCAATCCACTCAGCATTAAGTGAGATAATTCCTGCAGCATCACGATATGATGCTCTACCTAAATCAACGTCTTTAATAATAATATCATCTGTGCCATAATTAATCTTTCTAGCAGTAGCGTTAGAAGTGCGTTGACCAGTAAATGTTGCAAAACATTCTGTAGTAGAAATTATAAATGGTTGCTCACCATCTATACCTAGTGAAATCTTTTGTCTAGTGTAATCAATTTGTGATGGAGGACTAAATGTAGCAGTGTAATCTGCTTCTCCTCTTCTTAAGCAAAGTAAATCAATATATCCTGTAAATCCTAAACTCTGTTGGAATGATGTGCCAATCCATGCAGGAGCATAGAGATAATTGTTTGTATCAGCAGCACTAGCAATAACATTACCATTAAGATATAGTGTTATAACACCAGTTGACCTAACAACAGCAAGATGTTGCCATGTAGATGCTTGGACTGTGCCACCCGATACTAATGTACTATTACCATTTGCAACGCGAATTGTTGTGCCATCTAGGTAAACTCTAAGACCAACAGTTGCAGATGTGCGTCTGAAATCAAATATATGTTGTGTGCCAGATACTGCATCAGGTCTAAACCATGTTTCTAAAGTAAAGTCATCAGTGCCCCATGTAAAATCATAACTGTCTGGTGCAGCAAGATAACCATTAGAAGGAATTCTAACTGACTTACTACCAACTAAAGTAGTTTTTCTCTCTATAACACTGGTTGTGCAATTACTGTTTGTTAATGTAGAGTTGGTAATAAATTCACCAGCTTGGAATGTGCCTGTAATAGGTGCTGTGAATATCCACTTAAGACCAGTATTAATACCAATAGCAGAGGTAACTGCACCAGAAGTCATACCTTTAATTTGGTCACCAGTTACAAATAAACCACTAGATTTATCTTTATATGCAAGTTTAATAGTCCTTATAGTTTCACCGTCAACAAATGTGCCATCAGTTATAGATGGTAATGCATTAATATTATCAAGGTCACCATGACCAATCGCAGTTATTGCTATGTCTGCTAGAGTTGCAATATATGCTTGGACGTTTGCACAATTTTGTATTGATTGATTATTTCCAGAAGAATAATAAGGGTCGAAGTATTCTGCTTTTGTGCCACCACCTAAGAATACTGCATTTGGTAATGCTGATACAAATGTATGTGTGTAATTACCGCCAGATTTAACTGCTCCTGCAGTTGCAGATGCAAATGTATGAGTGTAATTTGTTTCTGTATTCTGTGTTGCAACAAATAATTTAATTGTAGTATCTGTCCTTGCAATAATTTGTAGAGGGACATTGGATGCAGGGTCAGTGTTACGAGGATAAGAATGTATAGTAGCATTATCATCCTGTGTGCAAGTAAATGATATAGAATTGTCATCTAATTTGATTTGGTCACCAACATTTAATGTATGACTACCAATAGTCAATTCCATCATACCAGTGGCAGGGTCATATGTTGCTCCTGTTGGTGTCCAAGATACTAATGGTGATGAGCCAACATCAAGGTCAATAGTTGTCGGTCCGACCCCACTAATTTGAATAGGAGTGTTGAATGCAGGGTCAGTTGCTCTAGGATAATCATGGAAAGTCTCATCATTATCCATGCTGCAAGTAAACCTTATAGAATGAGGTCTAACTGTTACACTATCAGATGTAGTCCATGTATGACTTCCAATAGTAAGTTGCATTATTCCAGTAACTGCATTATAAGTTGCACCAGTTACATCTTTTTCTTCTAACTCAGTTACACCGTTAGTATAAGGTCCTGCATATGTTGTTGGGTCATTAAGCATATACCCTGTTTCTGAGACAGTGGCATTTCTCTTATAATAGAGCAAGTTATTGATTGCTCTAAACATTAGGTCTCTTGCTTTAGTAATTGCAGTAATTGAAGGACCTTCTTCACCAGTCAAACCATTAGTAATAGGACTTCCAGCTGCATCAAAATATTTCTTAGTAAATTCTACAGTATTGAAGTTACCACCATTAGCGACATCCTCTGCTACACCGTCAATCATAAGACCAATGTCACGACGACATTTAGTCTGGCCTGTAGTGTATGTGCCGACGGTTTCATCAGGTAATTCTGTTAGATTACCATTGGTTAAAGTCGTGTCTACAATATCATGCAATGTTGTGATTGCTGCCTGCACATCAGAGCAATTATCTGTGCCATTATTAGATGTGTTTGCTCCTGCTGTGCCATAGTCATCATTAGGTGATGGGTCAGCAGTAATACCATGACCAGTATAACCACCTTCATCTATTTCATTATGAGCTTTAAATGTAATACCAGTTAGACTTCCAGATTGTGCAGTGTAATCAGCAGTAATATTGTTTACTATCGCTAGATTCATCCATTCCTTTGCTCTAGTAAAACCGTAACGTGTTTCTGCAGATTGTGCATTTACATATACAAAGTTACCATCTGCATCAAAGTAATCTTGAGATAATTTACGTGTATAAACGTTACCACCTCTAAAGGTGTCAATAGAAATTGCATCGATGTAATAATGAAGGTCACGTATACATTTGCTAGGGTCAGGGACAGTAAGAGATGGATATTGTGTAATCATCTCATCATATGCTCTAGCAGCAATATAATCTTTATTAAGTTGAATTAAACGATATGCATCAGAATATCTTGACCAAGGATTTGTAATAACATCACCTGGGAAATAGAAGTATGGATGCTCAACTGCAATCTGTGCATCTGCAAAATCAATAATCTCTTGTTTATTACCAAGAATCATTGCAGAGGCATCTTTAAATCTGTTTTCTGCAGTGCCATGGAATGAAGAGTTAGGATTATTATAATCAACCCTCTTATTGATTATTACATCTCCTGCAGATATAGTGCCACCAGATAAACCAGTATAAACAACCTCTGTGCTTCTTACTTGCTCAAAGTCTAAGAAATCGTCATTTATTCTGCTAGAAGAATCGTATAACTCTGTAGGAGTAATTGAAGATTTAGAAATATCATCTACGATTACGTTGGGGTTTGTAATGCTAACAAGACGCTCAAATAATAATCCGAAGAATGTAGAACCAGGGTTGATAACTAATTCGTCCACAACGTCATTTGTTGTAGGGTCTTCATATGGAGCGATAAATGTGATTTGACCAGCTATCTTAGACCTAGCAGAATAGATAAACTCATTTAATCTTAAATCAAAGATTCCAGTCTCGAATCTTGGAGTACCTGATGTTTTACTTACGACAATACGGTCACTAATGACTCCTTGGTCGTCAATATTAGTTTCTTCAATAATTGCAGTATCACCTTCTAAATTAGTGATAGATTCGCCAAATTCAAAGATAGTTTCGCTATTAACAAGAGTTACAGACTGTACAAGTGCTGAGAATAATTCTCCTCTTACAATCTCTTCATTAAGTTGGAATGTGCCCCCAGTTACGTTAATAACGTCAATATGTGCTAATCCACTATCAATAACAGTTGCAAAGGTGTCTGAAAACTCACCTTGCACCTGTTGACCTAAAGTTGGGAAAATACCAAACTCATTTGTGCCATTTGAGTCATAAAGTGCAATTCTGTAAATTGGAGTTGGTGTAACACCTAAAGTCCTGTAATTAACCTTAGATGGTGGTTTAGGTGGCTCTGCAAAAACAATATTACCACCAACAATTTGATATGACTCACCTGGGGATTGAATAACACCATTTAAGGTAATTAGTAATTGGTCTTGCTGTACGATAACTTGCTCACCTTCTACAGTGATTGGGAATTGTTTATCAATACCATTAAACCTATTAGAGATGTCATCCATCTTTTTAACGATAGATGTCAAAATTTCTTCAGAAGATGTCAATCTTCTCTTTCTGAATAAGACTTCTGTGTTGTTATAGTCAGTATAGATTGGTTGAGCAGCACCAAATGATGTAATCTCATTTACATTACTATAGTTGTTAATATTAACTTGTTTAGTAAATTCTGTGCCGATATTTCTTCCAGAAATGTCCTTACCACCAGTCAACTCAAGTTGACCAAACATATTAAATCCTGCAGGGTGATTATTTTCTAATACCTGAGTTTTCCAATCTGTAATAGGAATTTGTGACTTAATAACATAAGAGAAGTTTTGATAGAAGTAAGAGTCTTGAATCTTCTGGACAATCTCTGATGGTTTACCAACATCATCAATAAATCTACCTGGGGTGCGAGTTAATGACCCAATATTCAATACACCACGTGCAATACTAAGGTTATCGATAACACCAGCTGCCTTAGATATTTGACCTGTTACTCTTTCTCCTCTTGCCCAATCGCCAGTGTAATCAACAATCTTAAGAATCTT